AAGCACAACCACAATAGCATCATCTAACACAGATGGTACAGTTCATGCCGAAAGCATTGATATCATAGTTGTTGGTGCGCCTACTGTAGCACACCCTAATCCACCAAACCCACCATGTCCAAACCATGTTGCAAACTTAAACGCAGGTTCGCCTACAGTGTTTGTAAATGGTATTGCTATAGGTAGAATTGGTGATAGTGCAGATGCAGGAGCAATGACTTCAGGTGCTTCTACTGTTTTTGCTAATTAAGTCTAAAAAAACCTTATAAATATTACCGTTATGGCAATCTATGATACATCAGCAACCAACAACTCTAAGCGAAACAGTCGAAGATATAGAGATATCGACTTAAATTTCGCCAGAAATCCTGTGACTAATGATATAGTCAAAATTGAAGATGTAAATGCTGTTAAACGAAGTGTAAGAAATTTAATACAAACAAATTTCTACGAAAGACCTTTTCATCCAGAGTTAGGTTCTGGAGTGAGAGATTTATTATTTGAAAACTTTACACCGTTAACGAGAGTTTTTCTACAAAGAAAAATAGAAGAAGTTATAACAAATTTTGAACCGAGAGTATCACTAGAAAGTATTAGAATAGACCAAGACCAAGATAAGAATAGATTGGTTGTTGATATTTATTTTTATGTACAAGGTGTTACGGATCCGGTTGTAGTAACGACATTTTTACAGAGGTTAAGATAGAATGGCAAAACATAAGTTAAATGTATCAGAGTTAGATTTTGACCAGATAAAGTCAAATTTAAAAACTTTTTTACAAAGTCAAACAGAATTCCAAGATTATAATTTTGAGGGTTCAGGACTTTCTATTCTATTAGATGCATTAGCATACAATACACACTATCTAGCTTACTTGGCAAACATGTCAACAAACGAAATTTACTTAGATAGTGCAGACATTCGAAATAATATTGTGTCACTTGCTAAAATGGTTGGTTACACACCAACTTCACCAAGAGCACCTAAAGCTGATATTGATATAGTAGTTAACAATGCTTCAGGCACTTCAGTAACAATGAATAAAGGTACCGTGTTTACAACTACAGTTGACGAAACACAATATCAATATGTAAATAATGCAGATATTACTATTGTACCTGTTAATGGTGTTTATAGATTTTCAAACTGTACTTTATACGAAGGCACTTTGGTTACATTTAAATATACAGTTGATGCAAATGACCCCGACCAAAAGTTTTTAATACCAAGTAATAGAGCAGATACATCAACACTAAAAATTTCAGTACAAAATTCAGTTACAGATGCTACAGTGTCAACTTATACATTTGCTAATGATTATTCAAATGTTACAAGTACAACTAAATCATATTTCTTACAAGAAAGTCAAGATGGCAAATTTGAAGTTTACTTTGGAGATGGAGTAACTGGTCAAAAATTAGAAGACGGCAATATTGTAATTATGGAATATATTGTTTCTAATACAACAGAGTCCAACGGTGCAAGTACATTTACACTATCAGGTACAATCGGTGGATTTACAGATGTAACAGTTACAGTAAATTCTAATTCACAAGGTGGCGCAGAAGCTGAAAGCCAAGATTCCATTAAATTTAATGCGCCGTTATCTTATGCNGCTCAAAACAGAGCNGTAACATCCTCAGATTATGAAATGTTTGTTAAACAATTATATCCAAATGCATTATCAGTTAGTGCATGGGGTGGAGAAGATGATGANGTGCCAGTTTATGGTGTCGTAAAAATTTCAATAAAACCACAATCAGGTTCNACACTAACAACACAAACTAAAAAAGATATNGAAACACAATTAAAAGTTTATAATGTTGCTTCTGTGAGACCAGAAGTTGTTGATGCCGAAACTACTAGTGTNATACTAACATCAAATGCCAGATACAATGCAAACCTTACAACTAAAGGTGCAGAAACAATAAAATCNGAAATCATTGATGCTGTTACAAATTATAATACAACATCACTACAAAGATTTGACGGTGTTTTCAGATATTCAAAAATAGTAGGTATTATTGATGATGTTGATAACAGTATTGTATCAAACATAACTTCCGTTAAAATGAGAAAATCATTTACACCAATATTAAGTACCTCATCAAGATATGATATTTACTTTAGAAATTCTTTATACAACCCACATACAGGTCATATGTCTAGTAGTGGTGGTATTTTATCTTCTTCAGGTTTCAAAGTTTCAGGAAATACAAACGAAATGTTTTTAGATGATAATGGTTCAGGTATAGTTAGAAGATATTACTTTGATGCAGGTGGTGTTAAAACATATGCAAATACAGAACAAGGCACAATCAATTATACAACAGGTCAAATCGTAATCAATTCATTAAACATAACATCAATATCTAATATTAGAAATATTGCTTCAACAGTTGTTGAGTTGACTGTTACACCAAACTCAAACGATATTGTTCCTGTTAGAAACACGGTTGTAGAGATTGATGTTTCAAATTCAGGTTTTACGGTAGAAAGAGATGGCTTCGCAGGTGGGTCAAATGATGCAGGTGTAGGTTACACACCAACAACAAGTTATTAGAGTGTTAAATGGCTAAATTCAATGATAAGATTTCAACCTTAATAAATGCACAATTACCAGAATTTGTAGTTGAGCAACACCCTAAATTTGCTTCTTTTCTTAAATCNTATTATCAGTTACTAGAGAGTGCAGAGTTACAAGTTGAACANATAGAAACTACAGATGGTATTCTATTAGAAACTGAAACNAACCAAGAAAACTTATTAATACTAGATGCTGGTAGATTAGGTTCTACAAGAACGCAATTAGATAGTGGCGATAAAGTTCTTACAGAAGATACAGCATTTGGTAAATTTCAAAACGGTGAAACTGTAACAGGTTCTACTTCAGGTGCTACAGCAGTTATTGTTGCAGAAGATTTAGATAACACTAGACTTTTCATTACATCACAGAATAAATTTGTTACTGGTGAAACAATAAACGGAAGTTCTTCAAATGCAAGAGCTGTNATAAAAGGTTACACACCAAATCCTATTCAAAATCTTTCAGAGTTAGTACAGTACAAGGATCCTGATAGAGTAATTGATAGGTTCTTATCTCAGTTTAGAAATGAGTTTTTACATACTATACCAGAAAGTTTAGCAACAGGTGTTGATAAAAGAAAACTTATTAAAAATATCAAATCACTGTATCAATTAAAAGGTACAGCTGAAGGACATAGAATTTTCTTTAATTTATTATTTGGTGAAAACTCAGAAACATTATATCCTAGAGAACAGATTTTAAGAGTATCAGACGGCCAATGGGGGTCAAGAAAGATTATTCGTGGTATTGATGTTGTTGGTTCTACAACAAGNCTTATTGGTAGAACAATTACAGGTGAAACATCTAANGCTACGGCGATTGTAGAAAATGTTTTTAGATTTACATTTGGTGCAAATCAAGTAACAGAATTTATTGTAGATAGTGATACAATTGTAGGCACATTTCAAATTGGTGAAGTGGTGCAAGGTACAGAATCCGATATTAACGATGTATTCATTAAATCTACAATCACTGGTATTCCAGGTTCAAAAATAATTTCTAACGATGGTGCTTTGTATGATAGCAATGCTACTATTAGATTAACAGGTGGTGGTCAAGGTGCATTATTCCAAGTTGGCAATTTAGGTGGTGGTGCAATTACAGAAACTATTATTGATGACGGTGGTTTCGACTTTGAGATAGGAGATAATTTAACATTTAATGCCGGTAATACCTCAGGCGCAGGTGCTCAGGCATTTGTATCGGTTGTAAATGGTGGTTTCGCTCCTGAATTAGGAATTGAAAGTGGTGATACTCTTTTTCCAGAAAACTCAACATCAACAGACCCATTAACAAAATACTTAGCAGGTCCTGTTATATCTGTAAAACCTGGTTCTGTAACTGGTGGTAATACATTTGGTGATATTAGAGGTTCAATTAATGACGCAGATGACACTACATCAAATGCAGTTTTATCACTTACAGGTCAAACTTCAGGTGCAACAGCAACAGTAAGATATAATATTGACGGCACAACATTACAGCGTACTACTGAAACAATAGGTGGTAAAGTTTACGATAAAAAAACAGACTTCAACGAAACTGTTTTATATATTTCATATGTCGGTTCAATACCATTTCAAAAAGGTGAGATTGTAACTGTATTAGCCGCAGATAGTTCAACATACAATTTTACTTTAAGTGATACTTTTGGCAGAATAGGTGTTGGTATTAATAGAGAGGGTGTAGATGAAACAAATATAGCCGATAGGGATTCCATTTATCAAATGCTTAGAAACCTTGGTGCTGGTGTTGAAGAAGATGACCATATAACTTTAGAGAGTGCTACCTCTGAGGGAGATAGTTATTCAGGCGACAAGATTGTACAAGAAAGAAATACTGGTGTTGGTGATATTACCGATATATTCTTAATTAGTGGTGGTTCAGGTTACACTTCATTACCTACAATTGATTTTACTAAAACCTTACCTGACGGCACAGTTGTAAGTACCTCTTCAGGTAAAGATTTTATTTTAAAATGTTTTGGTACAGAAATTGGTAGAATTTTAGATATTAAGACTATTGAACAAGGTGTTCAACACGAATTAAGTCCAAGTCCGCCCTCTATCGAATTTATTAATAACAGTATTGTTAAGTCAGTTTCAGGAACATTTACAACAAGTGAAACTGTAACCGGTGCAACTTCTGGATTTACTGCTGAAGTAAATAGTTTTGATGTTGCAAGAGGCCTATTAAGATTAGATGCTGTTGTTGGTTCTCCTGCTGTTGGTGAAATAATTACTGGTGCAACCTCAGGTGCTTCAGGTAAATTGCATATTACTGACCATGCTTCTGCTACCGTTAATGTTGTTGCAGTTGCTGATACAGATGGTGCATTTTTAAATGAAGACGGTTGGTTATCAGAACAAACTATGAAAGTACAAGATAGTTTGTATTATCAAGATTTTTCTTATGTAATTAAAGTTGGTGAATCCATTAATAGTTGGAGAGATGCATTTTCTAAAACTATGCATACTTCAGGTTTCTATTTCTCTGGTGAAGTTGCAATTGAAAACAGATTAAATGCTAAAATTAAATCACCAGTTGTTGGTGAGATTTCAGGTGTATCTGAAAGTCCAATACTTGGATTACTTACAACTCTTTTTGCTAGAAATGTTAGAAGAAAAATGGGTACACTTACAGATGGTACCACACTTAGAGCAACACCTCAGTTAGCATATACATATGCAGATAGACCTAGTTCATCAACTAGAGATACAACAGTAAGATTAAGTTTTGCTGTAACAGCTATAATCAGTAGAGTTAGAAGACAGGTTGCCAATGTAAATATTGCACAAGGGTTTGCCTATGCAGGACCTAAGTATGGTACTCTTAATAAATATCATAATACAATATTTAGAGGTGGTGATAGATTAAATGGTTCTGGTATTACATTTGATGTTTTAAGTGGTATAAAAATATTTGGTACAAGAAGTTCTTTAGACGGAGAAGGTGCAGTATTCAAAGCAACTTCAGATGTTAATGGACAATTACTTAAAACTGCTTTTACAATACCAGCAGATGTTAATGTTGCGGTTGACTTGTTTAGTAACAC